GTGGCCCGGCGCGCCTCGCCCGGCCTGGATGGCCGTCGCATAGGCCGCCTCCGTCGCCACCGCCACCGGGTACATGAGCGGTTCGACGCCGATCTGGCTGATCTGCTTGCCGTAGGACGACTGGGCCTTGGCGTCGTCAAACTCCATCTCCTTGTGCGCCGTCGCCAGCACCCGTGCTCGCAGGGCCGGATCGTTCGCCGCCTGGGCGATGCTCGTCGCGCTCATGTGCGTCCTCCTGGTCCCGACTGTAGAACCTCCACCTGGTCGGTGAGGTCTTGCACCTGGCGCCACAGGACGGCCACCAGGCCGGAGAGGTCAATGCCCGGTCCCAGGTGGCTCGGCGTCACCAGGTCGGGCAGCACCTCCGCCACCTCCTCAGCGATCAGGCCGTAGCGGTAGTTCGGCGGGTCCTCTCGCAACCGCCGCCGGGCCTCCTCGTCCCGCTCGGGCACGATCCCTCCGGGCCACACGTAGCCCTCCGGCGGGTCCGTGTTGACCGCTCGGGCCAGGTCGTCCTGGAGGTCCCGGTAGTGCACCGGCTGGACGCGTCGGATCGCCTCCCGCACCGAGCCCACCTCCAGCCGCTCCACCTCGCCCTTGAACTTGCGGGCGCTGACGACGGTGAAGGCCGACGCGTAGGTCTTGATGTAGCCGGTGTTGTCGCCGTTCAGGATGCCCAGGTAGTAGGCGCCGTCGTAATACATCTGCATCGACGTGACCCAGCCCTTCGCCGCCTGGAACCACGACAGGCCCGCCTCGGCACCAGCCGTGGCCGTGATGGTGAAGGGCCGGTACTGCCAGGAGTTGTTCTGCGAGTTGGAGACGCAGCACAACTTGCCGTAGTCACCGACCCCGTACTGGTGCCCGGCGAGCGCCTGCCCTCCGTTGCTCGCCCCCTGGATCGTTGCGTACGACGCGCCGTTGGACGTGCAGACCAGGACGCTGTTGTTGCCGTAGACATAGCCGTTCATCACCTGAATGTCCTGGCAGTTGACCCGGGCGGACGCGTTGACCGTCGTGCAGGCGAAGGCGCCGGTGATGCTCATGCGGCCGTCCTGGTACCAGGCGCACTCGGCGGTCGTGCGGTCCTGGCCCCAGAACAGGCGGAGCCAGCCGTCGGTTGCGTTGGCCTGGAGGGTCCAGTCCTGGAGCATGAAGTCGGCCACGTCGGCGGCCCCCCGGTAGAACTCTGCGATCGACTTGTTCGTCTGGCGCAGGGAGAACAGCCGGAGGTGGTCGTTGTAGAGGTTCCACTCGTAGGCGTAGGGGTTGGCCCCGGTGCCCGACTGCCCGTCCCCAGCGCCCCATCGCAGCGCCGGGTAGGCGGCGCCCACCGCATCCGGGAGGGTGAGCGGGTTGAGGTTGATCGTGGACGGGCTCTGCGGGACCCACGCGCCACCGCTCGTGGACCACGTGAGCACCTGCCCGTCGGTGACCGGGACGGCGGTCACGTTGGAGAGCCAGTCGAGCGTCTGCGGCACCAGCGTCGGGTTCGGGTAGGTGCCAGCCAGACCGCCTCCCGCCGGGCCGGACGGAGGCAGCGAGGTCGGGGCCGCTGGCAGGGCCAGGTTCTTCCACTGCGACGAGGCCGAGTCGTAGGTCAGCACTTGCCCGTTGGCCGGGCTGGCGATCGTCACGTCCACGAGCCAGTCGAGGTTCTGCGGCGCCATCTGCGGCACGTTGTCAGCGACCCAGTTGCCGCTCGTGGCGTCCCACGTCAGCACTTGGCCGTCCTGGAGCCCGGCGTGCGGGGCGAGCACGTCGTACAGGTCGTCCAGCCCGACCAGGGTGTTGACCCAGGTCGTGCCGTTGTAGCGGAGGAGTTGCCCGGTCCCCGGCGCGCCGGGTCCGATCGCCACGTCGGTCAGCCAGTCCAGCGGTTGCGCCGTCGGCGCCGGGACGGCGACGTTCTTCCACTGGCCCGAGGCCCCCTCGTACACGAGCACCTGCCCGTTGGCCGGAGAGGCCACCGTCACGTCGGTCAGCCAGTCGAGCGGTTGCGGCGTCTGCGCGGCCCCGGTCGGCGCCTGGTTGACCCACTGCCCGGTGGTCGTGTCGTAGGTGAGCACCTGGTCGTCGTTGAGCGGAGCGTTCAGCTTCACGGCCGTCAGGGCGTCGAGCGCGATGGGTCCTCCACCTCCGCCCGCCGTCGTCCACCGCCGCTCCAGGTCGTTCAGACGACGGTCGGTGCGGAGCAGGACGGCGACGTGGTTGTCTCTCATGGTTCCTCCCCGGGAGGTGTCGGCCAGGACAGCGTGAGGTCCGCCTGGCGGCCCGCCCCGGTCACCTGGACGCCGATGTCGGTCAGCAGGAAGTCGTCGTCCAGGCCCACCGTGTCCGTCTCCACCAGCCGCACCAGGTCACCGACGCGCAGGCCCAGGGCTTCGTCTTGACGCAGCAGCACGGTCACGTTGGCCTGGCGAACCGGGCTGGCGTGCTGGTTGAGCCAGGCGTTGGCGTGGTCGATGAGCGTCTGGGCCTCCTTCACCGTGGACCGGGAGATGACCGCATCGAGCCGAGGGCGGCCCGCCGGGATCGAGCCGGTGACGGTCTGCGGGGCGACGGTCTGCTGGTCCCCGGTGGCGTCCACGGCGAAGGCCACCTCCCCGCCGTCGAAGGTCAGGCCTCGCAGCGCGACGTTCCCCGTGGCCACCAGGGGGTTCGCCCGCCGTCCGGCCCGGGGGTAGTCCAGCCGCAGGCTCGCCGTCGGCGCGATGCCCCCGCCGGGCCACACCGCCGGGAAGTCGTAGTCGAAGCCGTTCAGCACCTTGGCCAGGTTCGCCAGGAGCCCGCCGAGGGCCGGGCGCTCGACGCCGAGGTAGGAGCGGTCCCTGAGCACCCCGGTCGCAGCGACCCCGGACGTGTCGATGTGGAGGTCCCCGCTCGTCCCCGACTGGGCGGCGTTCACCAGGCCGACGGCGATGGTCGCCTGGTCCACCTGGGCGTAGTTGAGGTCGCTGCGGAGGATGCGGCGCTCCAGCACCGAATGGATCGTGGCGGCGCTCAGGTTGATCGTGCGCCCCTCCGGGTCAATGTCCACCCCCCAGATCACGCCCCACCACGCGACTGAGCCGTCGTTCTCCACGATCCACATGGCGGTGGAGCCCGGCATGGACTCGACCCGATCGGCCACGCTCGGGGCGTAGGCGGTGAGCGGCACGGTCACGCTGGCGGCTCCCGCCTCGTTGAGCCGGTGCTGCCAGGACACGTCCACGAACAGCACCTCGCCGGTGAGCGTCGCGTCCAGGAGTGAGCCGGTCAGGACGAGCACGGCCCCATCCTCGCAGGACTACTGCCAGCGAGGGATGAACTGGTCCGTCCGCAGGTCCCCGATGTCGCCTCCGCCGATGGCGCCCGCAGCGGGCCGCACCACCACGTAGGAGATGGCGACCGAGTTCGGCGGCGTCACCGGCATCCCACCTCCCGGCGCGCCGGGCACCGCTCGCAGGCGCCACGTGTTCGATGCCCCGCCGTAGGCCATATCGAGCACCTCGGCCACGATCAGGTCGTTCCGGGTCTGGGACGGGTCCGGAGCGGTGAGGGTCACCACTGTCGCAGAGCCGTTCACCACGAGGTAGGTGCCCTGCCCCACGGTGTCGCCCATGACGAACGCGGAGCCCGGCGCCACCGACACGGAGAGGCCCGTCCCCGCCGTCGTCGCCATCCCTTCGACCACCCCCTCCTGGCCTCGGGAGAGCGCCTGGAGCATCACACGGAGGTCCGTGGCGTCGTAGCACTCCTGCTCAAAGAGGGGCGGTTGCGTCTCAGCCATCAGGTGTCTCCTAGAGCCAGGCGTCTCGGTAGCGGACGGTCACGCTGCCCTCCGGGGCGGCGGCGACATAGCGCAGGTCGTTGCGGCCCGGAGCCAGTCGCCAGAAGGTGGAGCCGGGAGCGAGCAGGTCGTAGCGGGAGGTCCCGTCGAGCACGACGCGCCGGTTGTGGGTGTCCACCTCCAGCAGGTCCGTCACGAGCAGGGTCGTCCCCTCAAAGTCGATCACCTGGCCCGTGGTCAGGTTGATCAGCGCCGGGTCGGTGGCCGGACCCTGGAACACGAACACGGGCGCCGTGTCGGTGTTCCCCGCGTTGTCTGCGATGCCCAGCCCCTCGGCCTGCGGGTGGGTGAGGTCCAGGCCGCAGGGGTTCGCCACCGGGTCCAGGCACCAGCCCGGATCGGACAGGCACGAGCCGCCCGGGTCGGCCTCCGGGTTCATCGCCACCACCTGCTCCTTGACCGCCACGCCGTAGAAGCGAGGGTCGGTGCACAGGAACTCCAGGGCGACGACGACCTGGCCCTTGTTGAGCCGCGTCGTGTCCGCCTCCGCCCGGCGGGGTCGGCCCGGCGTGATGAAGCAGCCCACGTCGGGGATGCCGATGCGGAGCGCCACATCTACGACGGAGGCCTGCCAGGCGCCCGTCAGAGCCTTCAAGCGGTTCCACGCCTCCCGGGAGGAGGAGCGTTCGTTGATGCACACCTCAAAGATGAGCGGGCGCCCCTCGTGGAAGTCTCCCAGGGCGATCACGCCGTGGGCCGACGGGTAGCCCAGGTCGTTGATCCGGGCGTCCGGGAGGCCGAAGCCCTCCCAGTTGAGGATGCCGTAGGGGGTCCCCTTGCCGATGGTCAGGTGCCCGATGCCCACCTGCCAGTCGGCCACCGGCGGAGCGTCCCAGTCCCAGCGGTTTCGCAGCACCGACCAGGCCGGGACGGTGATCGTGGAGAGCGGAGTCGGGCCGACGCGTGAGGCCCGGGCTCGCAGCGATGGCGTCCACTCCACCGTCACCGGCGGCCGGTCCGTCAGTTGGGTCGCCCCGTCGGACACGTCCTGCGGGAAGTGAGCCGGGAGGAAGCCGATGGTGCTCATGCCGCGCTCGCTCTCGTTGCCGATCCCATCCGGTAGCGCACCCACCAGTCCAGGTCGTCCACGGCCCGTCGGTCACCGAAGGTCACCGGCCCGGCGAAGGTGATGCCGCCCGCCGGGGTCGCGCCGAACGGGTGGAAGGTCGGGGCGGACAGCGGCACCACTGCCTCCGATCGTCCGGCCTCGCCCAGGACGGCGAGCGTCCCG